ACTCTTGTATTAAAGTTGCCTAATTGCGTATCTGTTAATCCTTGCCCAAACCAATACCCTGAGTATGTCCTTGCAGCGTGTAGCGTGTAACCTGATAATCCTGAATTTATTGCAGCCCCTAATGTTAAAGGTAAAGTATTTGGTAACGCTGGTTGTCCATCTGCACTGGTGCTTACGCTTATTAAATTTGTTGTATTTCTTATGGATTTATATGCGCTACCTAATCTATTAACAATGAAAAAAGATGTATCTGCACCTGTGTAAGCAACTGCTTGTGCTGAAAATATACCACATCTATGGGTAGATGTAGAATATTTAATACTTAAATGAATCCCTGAATTTAATGCTGCATAATAACCTATATCTACTGTGTTTGCAGTTGATGTGCCCCCTTGTGAATAACACCCAAAATTAAACTCATAACCTGTTTTAAATTGTCTTGGATTAGCATTAATATAAGCTGCATTTGATGAACCATTCATCACTACACCTAATTCATTATGCGTAGGACTCCCAACAAAATAAAGAATATCCTGCTCAAATGTTGTAGGATTTTTTAAGTTCCATTTATGCTTAGTGGCCGTACCTCCAACAAATGGGAAAAAACAATATAATTTATCCCATATACCATCAGTAATTAATCCATCTACTAAATTTGTAATTGCAGTTCTTGCCTGAGCATCCGTATATGCCGATGTAGACCAATCGGTTTCTTTACTTAAAAAAAAATCAGCGTAATCATAGGTTTGCCAATTTAATGTAGTATTTGCACTTACTGAATTTGTAGGTAAAACATTCCCAAATCTATCAGTTGTATCAATATTATAAGAACCGCCCTCCGTTGGAACTATCCATTCACTCCCTACTTTAGAACCTACTTGCGTACCCGTCCCGTCTTTAACTAATAAATTAGAAGTTGCCCCACTTGGATAAGGAGAAAAACTTGCAGAGTTAATTGTTATCGTGGAATCAGGTGCGGAAATATCCGTAGTATCCCCACTTGCTATGCTTGTGGTTGACAAGGTACTGTCTAAACTATTCTTTAGAACCGCGACTGAGTCAGCGCAAGTCGGTGTATCCGCTATTATTGTTAATTTGTTATTTGGTAAACTCATTAAATTTGCTATTTTTATATTGATATGTTATCACATCTTGCCATATTGTACCGTTAAAAACTCTTATTCTACCTGTAACAAAGCTCGGACTTACATACGTAATTGCTTGGGTAAAATTTATATTCAAATATACAAAACTGCCAATTAAATTGGTAGTATTTTTATTTGCTACTAAACTATAATTAACACCAGTCCCTCCATAAATTAAATTAGCGTTTTTACCCGTTAAAGTATAAACCCCCTTTTCACTTGCGATAGTTCTACCTACTCTAAAATCTACATTTTTACCGCTTAAACTATAAGTACCCTTACTTGAGCTTATTGAATAATTAATTGACCCTGCTGAAAATATTAATGTTGCATCCTTGCCTGTTAAAGTGAAGTTACCCTTACTTGCGGATAATGTTCGACCTACTTTAAAGTCTGCGTTTTTTCCTGTTAAAGTATAATTTGCTTTTTCAGATAAAATAGTTCTACCTACTTTGAAGTTAGCATCCTTGCCCGAAAGTGTAAAATTGCCGTTTTCACTTGCAATGCTTTTACCTACTTGAAAGTTAGCATCTTTACCACTTAAAGCATAAGTACCTTTACTTGCAGATATTGAATAATTAATCGCACCTGCCGAAAATGTTAATGTAGCATCTTTGCCTGATAAGGTATAAGTACCCTTACTTAAAGATAAATTATAAGAAGTTGAGCCTGACCCTACTATTGGTAGTATGTCTAATTCAATCTGCGCCCCATCAAATAATCTACGAGTTGCCATTTTATGCTTCGGTTAATATTACTGCACCTGATATACTTTGAGCCGATGTTGGCGAAGTTGCTAAAAAAGTTAAACAAGCATCCGCTTGGATTTCACATAAAGAACCGATTATACACCCTGAAGATACACTATCTAATGGGTTTTGACCTGTTCCATCTTCAAGTGAAATCATTGCCAATGGTTTATACAAACATACACCAAAGTTTCCTGCCGTTCCTGTTGTGGCAGCAAGAGTTACCGATTCAATACTTTTTACTCCTGTATCCCCTGCTTCCAAAGGAATAGGAATAAAAATATTATTTTCCCTAAAAGTTGTTTGACCAAATGTTGTCGGGGTTGATGTCCTACCTGATGTACCCGCTTGATTAGTGTAACTAACTTGAATAGTTGTAATACTATTACCTATTTGTGTAAATACTATAATTCCTGCCATTACTCCCTCACCCGATGTGTACCTTGTTAGTGCTGCGGTTGGAAGATTAGTTGTTTGAGGTGTTGTTAATGTTGCATTCAATCCTCCACTAATATTTAACAAATCAATCATTATATTTGCACTTGCCGAACCCGTTGCCTGTAATGGCATAGATGAAAATCTGCCACCAAGAAAAGTAAGTCTGCCACTTGAAATTTCAGGTATATTGTTAATTGATTGTAAGGAATTTTTATTTGTCACTACGCTTGTTGTCGGTGTAGCAGGAGAAGGAGTAAACCCATGCCAAACCGTACTTAGTCTTAATCCTCTTCCTAAACTTGAACCACTAAAAAAATCAGCAGTTCTATTTTCTCTAAGTTTCTCTAAATATTCCGTATAATTAGTTAGTGCCATTATTTTTCTATTGTTGCAAGTGAGCCAAATAATTCGGTAGCAGTTGTAGACGATGGGATAAACATTAGTGCTAAACAAGCATTAGGGTCAATAACGGGTATACCGGGCAATCCTGTTGTGTAATCTCTCCAACCCATTGTGCCTCCGACATTGACGGGTATCCAAGCCAAAGGTTGAGCAATGGTTATACCAAAGTTTCCTGCCGTTCCCGTTGTTGCAGTTAATTGTATTTGCTCTATTGCTTGTATTCCACTATCTCCTGCTGCTAAAGGTATTCTTTGCATTCTTGTAACCTCACGGAAACCCGTTGCACCTATATTAATAGTTGATGTTCTTGAACCCGTACCTGCTTGATTGGTATAGGTCATTGTAAGGGTTGTAGATGTTGTCCCAATAATTGTATAAATCTCATAAAATGCTATGTTACCTGCGCCTCCTGTATTACGAGTAAGGGCAGGAGTTGGTGTTGAGCCTTGAATAGTTTGAGCTGCGGTTGAAGTTCCCGAAAGTCCACCCTCGTGGAATAACCTATCGTATAAAAGATAAACTCCCGAAGTTAGTGGCGCAATAGATGCCCCTATTAAATGCTTATCTCTTCCTCCACCTGCGGCAGTAAATGGGATTGCACCTTGAGTTGATTTAGTAGGTATAGCACCTACTGTGGGTACATTCCCCTTTGCAGGCATTCCATCGTATTCCCACAAAGAACATCCTCTACCTGATATTGGAGCAGTTGCCGAAACACCTGCGACTCTTGGCACTTTGTGAAAAAAGATATTTTCGGGTGTTCCACTATTGCCGCCTGATTGACGATTTATTAAATCGGATAAGTCAGTTATTGCTGCCATATTATTAAACTAATTCTATTAATTTTTGAGCATCGGTAAAGTCTATTGTAAATGTATCTCCATTTGCCATAGTAACCCCACCTACACCATAGTCATAAAAACCTATCAATGGGTCAGCAGGAGATGTTGGAGTGTCATTGTAAATAACCACATACCTAAAGGTTGGGATTGTGCCTGATGCAGTCAATACCAAATCAACCAATACAAGGGAATATGTACCACTTGTTTGAGTGCTTGAAGTTGTAGTGATGTTTCTTGTCGATAACCCAGTGTAAGTTATTTGAGTGATTGCTGATAGCGTTGCATTTGCGGAAGTAGGTGCAGTATTAGTTAATGCTACTACTAATTGATTTGAACCGAGATTGTGAACTCCGTTTGCTAAGTCAGCCACAAATGCGTTGAATTTGGTGAATGTTGCCATTATTTATTTATTTATTTATTTAATTAGGTTGAAACCATATATCTCCGTTTGATGGAGTTATTGGTGCGGTTGCGCTTATTGTTATTGATGTGCCACTCCCAATTATTACATTTGTATTTGAAAGTGCGGTTAAATTTAGGGTATTAAGTGAATATGCCAAATAACTATCGGTCAAAATAACACTGCCCAAAGAATCTTCTACTTCTACATTAAAGTCATCTAAGCTTATATTTTTAGTTTGTTGGGCTAATAAATTTACTGAGTCTAAGGTTACGTTTGCAGTATCTTTTAAAACGGCTATTGAGTCATTGACTGTAATGTTAGCACTTGTTCCACTTGGTATAGTAGTGGTTGAGAGTGTTGTTCCTGCGGTATTCTTAAGTACTGCCGTTGCATCTCCACCACTTGCAGTTACTACCCAATTACCACTAATTAACGAACCAACAGGAACACCTAAAGTATTCACAACTGCTATATCTTCGGTGTTTCCACTCCCCACACTTCCGTAAGCAACACCGTTAATTGTTATTATTGCAACTGGGCAAGAACTTGTCGGAGGTGTTGGCGTTCCCGTAGTTGGAACTGCGCACTCGTTATAATCAAAATCAGCCGTTACGCTAACAGTTATTAAATGACCTGCAATTCGGTCTTTAAAATCATGGATGAAAGGAGTTAAAGTATTGTTCTTGTCTAAGTCAACATCTCTATTTATATTTAAAGTCGCTAAAAGGTCTAACCCAATTTGAAAAGTATCCGATTCAACTTCGACTTTGTTTGCATCCCCATCTTCAAGCCTATCTCCTATTAAGATATTAAAGTTGTATGTTATCTCATTGCCTGAAATGTTACTCGGTTGCGGACTAACCCAAAACAAAGGATAAGTTGTAGCCGTAGAAGAACTAATTTCCGATAGGTCACCATAGCCATAGTCTTTAATTTGCAAATGGTTGTCTGCAAAATCTTTGAAATACTTATAAAGAATATTTTTGGTTATCATTTCTTTTTCTCAATATAGACCATTAATTTCTGAAGGTTCTTTTTAGTGATTTTTTTGTTAGCAATCTTTACAGTAGGGCCAGTATTTTCTTTCATTGTTTTTTCTTCTTGAGCGTCCTAAATAAATCCCAGTGTTATATCCTAATTCTCTACTTTGAATATCTTGAGCGTTGTTATTTCCACTCATCCACAAAGGATAAGATGTGTTAAATTCGCTTAAATAACCGCTCAACCTTTTGCCGTAAAACTCAGCCATCCTGCCCCATTTTTGTTCAATCAATTCAAGTTCTCTTTGGCTTACTGGTTGTTGATTATCTGAATTTTGAGTTACTACTCCTTTGTTTGAGAATCGGTAGTTAAATATTATTGCCCCGTCTGCTATGGTTGCGTTGATAATAAAATCACGGATATAGTCATCTAACAAAGTTTGATTTAAACCCGTTAAAGTCGATGCGTTGATTTGGTCTGCAATTTCATTGTAAAGGTCTGAACCTAAAATTTGTTGCAGTTGTAAATCTTGCACCATGATAATAGTCTGAGCGATAAGCTTGTCATCGACATTATTCTCAATTACGCCATATTTCTTAATAGTGGCGGTTGATACGAAAAGTGGTTTTAAACTCATTTTATTTTTTCTTTTTAACTAATACGCTCTCAAAGAAATGTCTACAACTTGGTATATGGGTAACAGTGCCTTTGATTGTCTGCCATCCACCCTTATACTTGAATACGTCATCATTATATCCTTTTGTACTTGCATCATTTTGTAAATTATCTATTTCTGCTCTTGTATAAAGTTTATTTGCACTTATCATTTTAACACAAAACTCTCTTGAAGTATCTAATAGTTTAGGCTCTAAATTTGTCGTATAACGCCATTTAGTTTCCAACCCGACCTCTTGGCTTGGTGGTTCTTGTATTTCTTCGGGAGTGATGCTTATTTCGCCTTTAACCTCAGTATATTTTACTTGTAGAATGTTAGCCTTGTTTAATCTTTCTAAAGATTTGTAAAGTTCACTTTCTGAAATCTTTAATTTTTTAGCAAGGTCTGAAATCTTGTAAGACTTGCCTTTTTTAATCTCATCCAATAAGCGTTGGTCATCTTCCTTTGCGAACTTGTCTGAGTCAGAATAAACAAAACAAGATTTTACTATCTCGTAATTATCAGCCGATTCGCCAATTTTTAAAAACTCATTAAGGATAAAATCTTCTTGAGTTTCAAAACTTGTCTTTAAAACATCCCCTCCGACAATCGCAGGTAAATTGATAAAACTTCTAATTTCGTTAGGTGTTAATATTTCAAGAATCTTAGGAGCGATAATAGGATTTGAATTGATAATAGTTAAGATGTCATCTTTCTTAACAAGGTTTGGTTTTTCAATTCCTAATCTTTCATATACCATGTCAGCAAATGAATCTGCATCAATCGTTCTGCTAATTACATCTGAGGTCAACTCTATTCCGATAGGGTCTAAGGTTGTTAATTCAACTGGGTTACCTATAAAACCGTAAAGACTAAGAATGTAGTTCATGTCCTCTTCTTCTTCTTGTTGTTTTGGCTTAACATAGGTATTGCTAAAATGTTCCCATGACAAATCAAACTCAGACCTACCGCCACCTAATTCGCCAGGTGTTTTAATACCAAAAAGTAACCCGTTAGAAACTCGGTGAGAATAAAGTATCTTATTTATTGTGTCCTTGCTTAACTGTTCGTATTGTTTGTCTAAATCGTTAGAACGCAAAGGACTAATTTCGGGAGGTGTTGTGTTTGGATTCTGAAAGTTTAATAAAATCTCTCCTGCATTGTCCGTTCCTGATGCCTTAGATTTAAAAGCGTGTTCAATCTCAACTTGCTCTTCGTCATTAATAGCCGTTCCGTTAAAGAAAGTTACCATTGTTCCTGCTGAGAACCCCGTCTTAACATTGTTAAGTTGGAAAAAGTTGCACTCTATGTCGGTTTCAATCGGTGTAGCACCACTATTGTATTCAGGTAAAGGATAGATATCACTTGCAGGGTTATCGTCTATTAAATAAAGGATTTGTTTGCCTTGTCTTTTTAATGGGTCGAATGCAGGAAGCGTTACAGTATCTTCGGGTAACCGACCATTAGACTTTCTCCATTTAGCGTTTGTCGATTGTTCTCTTGTCCATTCTTTAGAGATGTAAAATTCTGACTTATCGACTTTTGTTCTTATCGTGTTAAATGGTTGTAGCTTTACACTTTTAATTGCACCGAAAACGTCCCACTCAATTAAGTAAGCACACCCACCATACAAAGTTCTTTCAAATATTTTCTTTCTTGCTAATTCATCGGCAGTTTGAGAATTGTTAATAGACTTTAAAGTCTTTTCTAAAGCTACCTTATCCCCGTTCCAATCAGCTTTAATTTTAAAACCTTTACCATAGATATAAGTTGCCTTACCTTTTATAATCGCTCCATGTATCCCCGAATTGTTATAAAGATAACTAAGATAATCTGAGTAATCGTTATTCTTTCCATAAGGCACATACAACATATTAGGTTGTCTGCGAAATATGGGAGTTTCATTCGCATACAAAGGGAATTTTGAGAATGAATAATTTTTAGTTTGGCTCATATGCTTTTCTTGTTAAGGTAGATTCTTGTTCTACTCTTGAGGTTATAATCTTATCGTAGGTCATCAATCCATTTTCAACTACATTTAAACCAGTAGGCACTAAATTAGTTGAACTTACTTGCTCGTAAACGTTATAGGTGTACTCATCGCCTAAAGGTATTTGAATTTCGCCTACCAATGGACTCGGGGTTGTAGTCTTTACTACTATTGTAAACTTATTGTATCGTTCGGGATATAGGCTTAAATCGGCTGAAATACAATAGTACTTTATTTGCGTTTGATTATTTATAAATTCAAACAAGAAGTTTGGCGAAGATATCGTTATCTTTTCAGATAAAGTCAATACCACCACGTTACTTCCAAGATTAAGTCTTATCATTACTTATATTATATTAAAAAGTAACTTAAGTACAAAAAAAAAGGGAAGCCGTTAAGCCTCCCTTTTAATTCAATTATTAATTATGCTATTAACGATGTCACAATAGCTTGAGAGATTCCATAAGGATAAGTCTTCTCTTCGCCAGTGAATGTCAAAACAAAACCGTTTAAGTCACTTGCACCTTTGCCCGTTCCTGCCGTTCCCGTAGATAGGTCAAGACCATTCTCAGAACCGTACAAACTAAACAAACCATTCTTATCTTTAACGATAAACATTAATGGCTTCTGAGCAAGTACTCTTATTTCGTTTCGTTTGGCAACATCAAAACGATCAAGTTGAAACTCAACTGACTGCATGATGTAACCGCTTCCACTTGTAACCTCACCTGCGTTATCTGCTTTAGCCTCTGCCGTGTTGCGTCTAAGTTCATATTTGTAGAACTTCTTGCCACCCGTCATTGCCATTGCACTAACTAAACCTGCTGAAGTTGTGAAAGTAGTAGTATTAAGATACTCTAATTCTCCGATGTAAACTTCATCTACGCCCCCGATACTATCACGACAGTCAAGGGTAAATCCAGTTGATAGTAAACAAGCCATGATTATACTAATTTAAAGGTTACGATTTCGTTCGGGAATTTCACTTGAGTACCAACCTTGAAGTGAATGTCAAGCATCATAGTCAAAGAGATTGGATTTTCTCTGATGTTGAACATATCTTCGTCAGACTCCAAGTCAGTACCGATAATGAAGTTTGAAGTTCTACCCAAGTGGATTCTATTTGTAGAATCTAAACCGAAGTAAGCAACTACTTTAATTCCAGTGCCTGGCAAGATTAACTCTTGAGATTGATAAGCACTTCCGTTCACACCATCATAGTGGAACAAGTTAGCAGCTTTCAATGCAAGGATTAACTTATCAAAAGTATCGCTACCACACATGAATTGCAAATCTTGCTTACCTTTCAATTTAGCAGGTAAAGCCGCCCACATACCATCAAATATAGATACTACGTTAGCTGAAGTGATGCCTGTACCTGTTGAAATAGAAGTAGGGTTACCGTTGATAGTAGTAGCAGAAGCATCAAGAATGATTTTGTTGAAACCATCAAATTGAGTTAAGTTAGCTCCACCTGAACCACCGATTGCAGATTGCCATAATGCAGTTTCTTTTGCCTCAGTCAACAAACCTACTAAGAAGTTAGTGAAGTCAGCTTCGAATGCAATGTAGTCATACATAGTGCCTGGTCTTAAGGCTCTCTCAGTCCAAAATCCTTCAAGTTCTTTAGCACAAAATTCTTGCTGAACTTTGATTTTACCTACTGTGATGGTTCTCTTTGAGAAGCCAGTTTTGCCTGAAGCGTTGAACGCACAAGCGGTGTCAGCTTGGTAGAATAATTCAGTTGTGATGTAATGCAAATCAGCAGTGGATTTGATACCCGTTTGTTTTGCGAAAGTTGCTCCTGTCTTTCCTTCGTAGAAAGAACGGATTAATAGTTCAAGTGATTGGTCATTAACGACTGCTGGTAATCCAGTGGTGTCGTATGCGAATTTTTTAAGTTTCATCTTATTTATTTTATTTTGTTTAATATTTCAGTTAATCTTGAGAATTGAGAAGCGCCTACGCTTACACTCTTTCTCTTTGCATCATCCTTAACGGGTTCTGCTTCTTCGGTCTTAGCAAGGATTCCAACTGCGCTAAATAAAGCGGTTGTCTTTGCGTTTAATGCTTCAATTTCTTTAGCATACTTTGAGTGAATCTCAGCAATCTGAGTGTTGAAGTCATTTGCTTGAGCCTCTAATGCTTCAGTAACCTTAGACATCATTGCTTCGTCATTCAACGGGTTTTCTTCTTCAGGTGTTGAAACCTCTTCGATAACTCCACCCGTTACAGTGATAACAATGTCACCCTCTAAGGTGTGTTCACCGTCAGGTACTTCAACTTCGCTACCGTCAGCCATTACTAAAGTTACACTTTCGCCAACTGCGATAGTTCCTTTAACACTTGCTGAACCGTCTAACAAACTTGTCATGGCCAATTCGATTGCAGGTTCTACAACTGGCGTTTCTTCACTAAAAACTTTTTTAAGTTGATTAGTAAGGTCTTCGCCTAAGACCTTTTTTAATTTATTAAATTCCATATTATTGATTATTTTATTTTTTAATTCTTCGTATTCGTTTTGCTCGGCTTCATCTACCTTTTTATCATTAAAGTAACCCTCAACACTAAAACCTTTGATGTCGCCTTTCTTAGCCATGTCCCAAACTGCATCATCTTCAATTTTTACATAGCCAAACCAAGAACCATCTGGTGCAGGAGTGAATCCATCAGGTGTTTTGATGCCTAATTTGCTATCAATAATAAAATGAGAGAGTAAATAAGCACCTTTAACGGGCAAATTATCGTCGTGATTAAGGTTAAAAGACAGTGGTTTGCCACTTTTAGCGAGTTTATTTACAATTCTTGCGATGCTTTCAGCAGTAAATTTGACGTAATATTCCGTTCCGTCCTCATCACGTCTATAAATTGGTTGTTCCGCAGCCATTAAAAACCCTCCTAAAATGCGTTTTTCTTCATCTACAACAGTAAATTTGTGTTCTATTATAGGTTCTTGAGCCGAAAATGTCTGCCAATTACGCTCAATGGCAGGTTGTAAAACAAGACCTACGGCAAATACTGAAGTTTCATCCTCAAGATTCTCGTCAATGTCTAAAACATATAAAGGTAGCTTCATTGATTATATTATATTTATAATTAAACTTAGTACAATATAGGGTTAAATCAAAGTTGCGTTGTGCCTTATTCTGGCAACTCGACCTTGAGAATCCGTGATGTCCTTTTCTAAAACGTAAACTCTTTGATTTGGATTCATCGCAGGACGGTTGCTTTGGAATGTGTCTAAACGAGGAGGCTGACTTGAAACATTGCCCCCCATTGACGGGGCAGAACCACCACCACCTCCAGCACTCGCACTGCCTCCACTACTTAAGATTGATTTAGCCTTTAACATATTAGCAGTAATTTGAACTATGCCCGAAGCAAACTGAGCAACACCCGATGCGCCAAAGGTTACTGCGTTTGTTGGATTCGCTTGAGAGTTTTTAGTCAAACTTGAAATAGCCATAGCCGTATCAATACCTATTTGAGTCAATGCAAGTGTTTTACCTAATGCAGTATTTTTAAACTGTTGACCTAACGCCAACTCACCAAGATTATTAATTGCTAAATAAGTATCATTGACGATTGAGAGTCTTGCTTCTGCGTTTGCCTTTTCACTTGCCAATTTTTCATCTGCTAATTTTTTGCTTATGTCAATTTGTTTATCGGCTGCGTCTTGCTCGGCTTCAACTTCCAATTCAAGTTGCGACATTAGGTCTGACATTTCTTTCTCGCCTTGTGCCTTAATTCTTTCGTTTTGCCTTTCGTCGGCTGCGTTCTCTTCTTCAAGTGCAGTCATCAAATCTTCCATCGCCTTTGCATCGGCTTCTTTTTTATCCTTACGTCTTTTCTCGGCTGCTTCTTTGTTTGCCTTTGCTCTTTCGCTTGATGCGTCGGACTCTTCTTTAAGGTAGCCAGTATTTAAAAGTTTAATCTCTTGAATCAAACCTGCCCTCTCTTCGGCTTCTTCTTTAGAATACTTTTTATTTAATGAAGCAATCTTGTCTAAGGCTGCAACCCTATCAGCTAACATTTTGTACTCGGCTAAATAGATTTCTTTCTTAGTGGCGTTCCCTGCCTTTAATATATCGAGTTCGTCTTTTTGCGTTTGTAGTAACTTTTTAGAACTCTCGGTTAATTTATCGGCTGCCCTCGTTTGGTCGTTTGTTATTCCTAAGAAGTCAGTCACTGCATTATAAGCTGCCTTGAATCCTTTTGTAATAGTGTCTAAACTTGGGATGAACTTCCCGACTACATTTTTAAGTTTATCAAAATTGGTTACAAGTAAAGCAATAGCACCGATAATTAATCCGATTCCTAACGCTGCACCTGCTATTCTTAACAACCTCATTGCGCCCGTTGTAGTTCCGACTGCTGCGGCATATCTCTTCTGAGCAAATGTACTCACATTGGTAGCGATAGTATTCGCAGTAGTGTACGCTGCACTTGTTTTATTAAGTGTGTTAGCGACTGCCTGAATACCTGCAAGTGCTGACATTGCACCTTGCAACTTGACCATTGTCTTTTGCAAGTCCTCGTTACCCTCACCGACCATTGCAGTAATACCCTCAACCGCAGCAAATCCACCGACAATACCTTGAGTTATGGAAATTAAACCGTCCAACTTCTGCGAGTCACTGGCTAAGTTTTTAACTTGTTCACTGACATCCCCAATTCTATCTTGTAAAGCTCCTGCTTCTGCCGATAGTTTAGAAAATGCCTGAGAATCTAAAGTCCCAGAAGCCAATAAAGCTTTCATTTCCTTTAGCTGAGTTTTTAGACTCTTGGTTTTTTGTTCTACTTGCTCAACACTTTCGCCACCTTTGATGACTAAGTCGACTTCTATTTTAGTTTTTGCCATTGTTTTTTATTTTATTTTTATTCCCAAACTCCCGATACTTTTATTTTAGGTGTTGCAGTTTTCCACGCCCCTGCTACTTTTATCCATGTCACAACTTGTTTCCAAGTTCCTCCAACATTTAACCAAAATATTGAGGATGCACTTGATGTTCCTACTATTGGTAGTATGTCTAATTCAATCTGCGCCCCATCAAATAATCTTCTTGTTGCCATTTTATGCTTCGGTTAATATTACTGCACCTGTTAGTGATGTTGATATTGCAGAAAACGCACTAATTGCAAGGCAAGCGTCAGGGTCTATTTCTGCCAAAGAACCGATAATGCAACCTGTACTAACTGAATCTAATGGCATTGCACCTGTTGCACTTTCCAATGAAATCATTGCCAAAGGCTTGAACATACACACTCCAAAATTACCTGCCGTTCCTGTGGTGGCAGTAACGGTTACTGATTCAATACTTTCCACACCTGTATCACCCGCTTGTAATGGAATAGGAAGTAAAACACCTGCCTCTCTAAAACCAGTATTCCCAAATGATGTTGCAGTAGATGTTCTACCACTCACACCTGCTGAATTAGTGTAGCTTATTGTTACCGTTGTCGCAGTTGTTCCTACTGTTGTATAAATTACAATTCCTGCCATAACACCTTCCCCTGTTGTATGCCTTGTTAATGCTGCGGTTGGTAAGTTGGTAGTTTGGGCAGTAGTTAAAGTTCCATTCAGTCCTCCGCTAACATTTAACAAATCAACTAAAAGCATACCGCCTGCGCCAAATGATGAAGTATTAAATCTACCGCCCAAAAATGTAAGTCGCCCTGTTGATATGTCAGGAATAGGTCCAATTGATTGTGCAGAATCTTTATTAAGAGCAACGCTTGTAGTTGGTGTAGCAGGAGCAGGATTAAAAGATTGCCAACTTGCGTTCAATCGCAAAGTTCTACTGATTGATGTGGATAGCTGAAAATCTGCAACACGATTTTCTTGTAGCTTTTCTACATATTCATCAAAGTCTGTTAGTGCCA